AAGAGCAGAACCTATAATACCATCACCAAAATAAATTTCAAATACTCCAGCCTCTACCTCTTGTAAAAAGTAAACATTACTAGATGCTGTCAATTGTGTTATGTCTGTAGCCTTTGTATATGTTGTGGTAGTTGAGTCAGAAGAAGATGTTTGAATATTCACTGTTAATGTACTAGTGTCTGCTCTATTATCAGTCAGTAAAAATCTCTGGTCAATATCAGAACTATCCACCGTGTATCTTGTTGTTATAAAAGTTCCTTCGTATATATCTGTATTAAGGAAAGGAATACTATTACCAGTGTTTGATTTTGTAACATCTGTTATTGTTGAAAATAAATAAGTTAAACCATTTACCTTTGTACTAAATACTGTTCCTGCTGGCATCGTTAGAGAACTACTATTTGTATTCAAAGTAACATCTACAACTGCTTTAGAAGCACGAGCAGACGTTGGTGTATATCCTAAAGTTTTTGCGTGAGAAACAATACTAGACCTAAGAGATGAACTATCCAAAAACATTTCGTTGGCCAACATATTAGCATTGAAACCTAGATAGTGAGTATTGTATGCTAGAACATCCAAAAGGATATTCATACCAGAACCCTCAAAGTCATAATCCGTAAATTGATCTTGAGCTTGAAGGAAAGTTTTGAGGTTACTTTTTACCTCATCAAAATCAAATTCTGTAACTTCTAATCTTTTGTCATTTATTGCCATTATCGTAATACCTCTAGAAATACTGTCATGTCTACAAGTTCAGTGGGTGCATTAACAACAAAAAATTCTATAGTCACTTCGTATTCATTTCTATCTACATTAGGTAAAGATCGAACACTGATTAACCTTGCTCTTGGTTCAAAATTTTCTATAACATCTTCTATTTTTCTTGCTAAAACAACAGATGTAACAGGGGTCATATGTTCAAATAATATATCTCTTATACTAGAACCTATTTCTGGATGAAATGGTTTTTCGTAAAAGTTAATTAATACCAAATTACGAATAGACCTTTTCACTGCTTCAATGTCTGTTATTTTAGATATATCATTTGAACCACTTTTTTTAGTAAAAAATAAATCTAAGTCTCTATACTGCCGAACATTTCTAGATATATCATTATTAGCTTGTGCATCATTGAAAGCTGCGTATGAAGTAATATTCGACATTATGGACTCCTGTTCTATCTATTTATAACGTATTATTAACAATATCAAACAAGATTTAAGTTCCTTCACTTTCACTTATACGTATTTCATTTACTATCGCATCTATGTTGTTATGCCAATAATTTAAAAACTTATGTATCCTTGGATACTTTGGTTTAACATCCATCGTTTGCCACACAAACCTCTGTAGTATGTTCTCATAGTCTGGCATCCAGTAATAAACATCCAGTGTGACTAATGTTTTTTTCTTTATTATAATCATGGTATAGCAGTTTCTGGTTTTGCGTAGGTAGGATCATAATTTGAGTTATACTTGTATATTACCTCAACACTTTCATACTTTCTATATATTTGTTCTATACTTAAAGTATCATCGTTTGGATTATACTTCCAATAGTCTAGCTTTGTCTTATATTCATCACCTTCATTTTTACTTCCAGTTGGAACTAAATTAAATTTACTAATTTTAGAACCGTCAGAAGAAATTGCTGTTTCAGAAGTTTTTCCTATAACGTACATAATTTTAGTTGGGTTACGTTTTAAAGTTATTGGAAATTTAGTAAATGTTTCATTAGTTCTAATAGGTCTATTTGAATATCCAGCTTCGCTAATAGTTTTTCTTACACCATCCTCAAAAGCATTTTCTGGAGTACAAACATTTGTTGTTAAAGATACTCCTCCAAAATTTTGAGTAATTTTTTTAGTTGCAGCTGCAGAAGAAACTTTAAACACTCCAGTATCTATCTTTGGTAATTCTTCAAGAGATGGATAGTAACTAGTTAAAGTATTTTTTAACTCGGCTTGAGCAGATGCAAAACTTAAATTATTATTAAAGAGAGCTTCAAACTCTTCAACAGGATCAAAAGATGGTAATGAAACTCCAAGTGATTTTAATACTGTGTTTCCTAATTCGTTTACTTCTAAATTACCAAAACCTGTCACAGTAGAGATAACACTATCAAGATTATCTCCAGCTGCAATCGCAACATCGGCAACTTCTCTTAATTCACTTACTGAAGTTCCAAATCCCCTTAATGTCTCTCCAAACTGTGATTCTATTTTATTAAATGCTTCTGTTGCTTGTGTAACATCAACAATACCAGTTAAATCTCGTAATGAACTTGTGAAATTTATATTAGGAAGAGCAAACCCTTCGGGTATAAATGATTTAGCTAAACTAGAAAGACTAGTAGCACTTGATAAAAAAGTAACAGTTGATGCAATTGCCGGTACACTGGTTGTGCTTAAAATACTTAGTTTAAGAATTTGTGCTTGGTTTATAACACTATTATAGAGTGGATTTGTAAATTCAGTAATTTGAAGTAGTATTGACATTTATATTATCCCATCTCCAGCAAAAACATTAAAGCTACCACTTGCTACAAAAGTACACCCTGCAACAGAATCACCTACTCTACCACATCCTCTTCCGTTGACTCTTACTTTTAAAGAACCTGTTGAGATTGGAGCAGCATGAACAAAGCAAAAAAGACCAGCTGGAAATAAATGAGGGTCATTAAAATCAAATTGCCTACTTACTCCTATTCCATTTACTAAAACATTAGTTGATGCTCCCACTCTAGAAGGTAATGAACAATGAACTAAATCAACATCTACTCCGGCACCTCTACAAACTGCTGGCATTTGTATTCTCCTGTGTTATTAATAATTGTAATTTATGTTGCCATAAATTAATTTCTCTATGTTCCTCTTCCGTGTGACCATCACCCTCTACATGATGTTCTCCAGTTGGTAGATGGTAGTGGTCATCAATATTTATGTCACTTGCAGTCTCAAGGACAAGATGATTTTCTTCTCCATCCGCAAAATCTTCTGGAACTAATTTATGAACTCCATCTCTTAATTCTACTATAAGATTACTGCCGCTATCTGTTGAAGAACTATCTGTTCCATCCAAAACCAAATTATCTCCAGCCGTAAAAGTTTTATTGAGGGTAAATACAATATCTTCAAAGATAACCTTATCACCAGTTTCTAAAAGAAGTTCTCCTGTAGAAGTTGCTGTCTCAAGGTCTATTGCTTCAGTTGTAATAGTAGGTTCTGTAATAAAATTATCTGTAACACCAAAATCAAGTGTATCCGATTCTAGCAGTATTTCATTTGAATCAATCAATGTACCAAAGTCTGGTTTAAAACTAATAACGTGTTTCAATGTTGTTAATGGTATATTTTCATATTCAGTATATGTTGTAATTACATTTGAACTATCCATTATTATAAATTCGTGTGCCATATTAGTTCAATTCAATTACACCAGCCAGAGTATTAATATCAACATTTCCAATAAAGGTAGTAATATCAATACTACCAGTGGTGCTTAGAATATCAATACCAGTACCAGCTGAAATATCAATATTGAGAAGAGCTTCTATGTCCATCGAAGTTCCAGCTTGTATTGTTGTTGTCAAGGTTGACCGCAAATCCATTGTTGGAGCTTTAATAGACATAATACCTGACGCTGTTGCTACTCCCATAGTATCAAGTGCAAATAAAACCATATCATTACCAGCGTTTAAAGTTATATCATTAGATACAGTAAACAATAAATCATTACCAACTTTATGTACTTCATTTCCAATTATATTAAGATTGACATCACCTGCGCCTGGCGCTGCACCACCAAAAGGTCCAACAGTTCCGTTGACAAAACCTTTTATATGATATCCATGATTACCATTTATTTCTTCCTCAAGGTTTCCACCACCACTTTTATATCCAACCTTTGTACGCAAGTTGCGACCTATCTTTTGTGTGTAGTTTCCTTCAACCTCTAAAATATAATCTCCCTTAATATATTCTCTTACTGTTCCTGCTACTGTTATATTAACATCGCCTGTTATTGAAATATTAGAACTACCAAGAATAATTTCGTAGTTGTCTCCGATAACCTTAACAACTTTTGAACCATCTGGATGTAACTCTTCAAATGTACCAGACTTATGTTGTGCGAATAATCTCTCTGCGCCAGGGCTATCATCTATCTCTCGTATATGACCAGACTCAGATTCAAACACATGGTTATATGGATATGCAGCAGAGATGTATGGATTTGCTGTGCTTGGTATTCCTTTTGGGTGCGGTTCTTCAAAGAACCCTCTAGTTTCTTTTATTGGTGCAGCAGAAACACCTTCTAGATTTGGTTGCGTTGCGGTAGGTATTCCATTCCCATCGCCAGTTGGATCACCACTTAATCTTTGAGCCCTACGATTGATTAAAGAGTTATGTGTTTCAGATGTTTCGCCTTGAGCAAGTCTATTTGTATCTGGTTCATAAAGATGATGACCAGAAGACATGGTATAATTGTCACCATTTACAGGATATGGGCCGTAAGCAGGATCACCTTTAAAGTAAGCTTGTTTTGAATTGATACTTCTTGGATCATTAAATCCACTTGATGGATTAGCTGCGTTTTCTGGCACGCCAGGCAGTGTACCCATAATAACAAGTTGTTGCTTCTCTGGATCACGAAAGAAACCAACAACATGACTACCTTCTACAAGAAAAGAAGGTGTGTTACCCATACCATGCATACAAGGGTCTGTCACAGGATGCATAACATGAGCCCAAGGTAAACTTGTTGTAGGTAATCCAATCACATCATTACTGTGATAACCTATACAACGAACACGGACACGACCAAGGTGTTCTGGATCGTTGCGGTCTTCTACAACCCCAACAAACCAAACAAATCCGTCTTGTCCCATAAAGTGACTTTTTTCAACCATATAAACCTCACATACTTGTAAGATTATTTATAATGAT